AATCGCACCCGGGTCCAGCTCGTCGTTGATTGGCTTCAACGTTACAGGTTTATTTATACTATCAATTTGATCGGTTGTCAAGTTTTGATTGTTCATATTTCATTAACAATGCAGACAGGTTGTCCGTTTTCTTTAGGACTCCATTAGATTGTACAACAAATACATCACCTGGCTGGTATAATGGTTGAACTTTTGCTCCTGGAATGCCATGTTTGTCTAAGCCCATTACTTCACCGGGCCATTCACCTTTTACATGGAAACTTCCGTCTGCAAAACTTTCAACTAGATAATCCATCCAAATCATATATTACCAATATCCTAAGTTACGGCCATTGCCTAGTATAATAAACAGACAGGTTACAATATGTAACACTATCCAGAAGGTGCGAAAAGCCAGTGCCTTCTTTACATCACTTTGTCTGATAGGAAGGAATTCTGGCTTATCGTCGTCTGTAATTCCTATGGGCATTCCGACTGTTCTGGCCCAAGTTTTAAGCCAACGTCTTTGCCCACTCATTACATTGCGTTCTTTTTGTCTTGGATTTCTTTGCGGCGCTCTTTGGTAAGTTTGCCTAGATCTCCAAGGGCTTTGCGAGCTCTTGCAGCCGCTGCCTTAACACCTTTTTCTTCGAACGTTGCATGTTCTGCTAGGTAGTTGTTGTACGCTTGTACGATTTCATCGTGATTTGTCATTGCCTTTTTCTCCTATGCTAGTTTAATACCTGTAGTTGCTGTAATGTATTGATCACCGAAATCTTTAATGGTGTTCCCTACATGTCTAAGATCTGTTTTTCTAAACGTAAATGATTCTTCATTCATTGTAAAAGTGTAAGGTGCCAAGCCAATGCCTTCCTGTGTAGGAATAATAGCCATTGGTTTTCTTACTTTAACTGAATCACCATTATCTTCAATAAATCTAGCAACTAATTCTTCTCCGTTGCTTAACTTTAGAGTAACTACGTCTTCTTTTGTAAATGGTTTGTTAATTAACATTATAATGTATGTCCTGTGCCTGTGTAATTAGTTTCTTCAACATAACTCGCTAGTTTATCATACCCGCCAATTGCTGTTCCGTTAATACGTATTTGTGGAACTGTACGAGCGCCTGGAAATGATTCTAGAAGTTCTTCTTTTGTGTAGTCGGTGCCAAGTGACTTGTATGTGTATTCAAATCCACGATTCTCACAAAACTGTTTTGCTTGCTCGCAGAATGGACACATTGGCTTTCCAAATATTTCAATCATAAACTGAATCCTTTTAACATGTCTTTATCAACGTCTTGTTTAATACCGCCAATAATATAACTTTCTACTTCTGTCTCCTGTGGTGCAACTTGCAAGCCTGAACTAGATAACCAATGTTGTGTCCATGGAAGAGGATTAGTATTCAGTGGTTGATCAAATATTGCATTGTAACCTAGTGCTTTTAGCCTACGGTTAGCAATGTATTCTACATATTGATGTAAAAGTGTTTCATTTAAACCAATCATTGAACCATCCTGGAACAAGTAGTTTGCCCAGGCCTTTTCTTCCTCTACACAGGTGCGCCACATGTCATAGACTTCTTCTTCACATTCTTTTGCAATCTTCACCATTTCAGGATCGTCTTTACCTTGCATCCAGTTTTTAAGTATGTGCGTACTCAATGCCAAATGCTGTGCTTCATCCCTAGCGATAAGACTGATAATCTTAGCACTACCTTCCATTAGCTTTAGTTCTCCAAAAGCAAATGTGCAAGCAAAAGACACATAAAAACGTAATCCTTCTAGAATATTTACATTCATCATGGCCAAGAACAGTTTCTTTTTGACTTCAGCCATAGATCCTTTTTTGTGATGTGTAAATGCATCTGCTGCCTCTGTGAAAGCATCATAGTTCTTTGTTACACTAACAGCACGTTGAATAATCTTTTCGTCATCAAGGATAGTGTCAAACACTTCACTTGGATCTGCATACACGTTTTTCATAATGTGCGTGTAAGAACGTGAGTGAATAGTTTCAAAAAAGTCCCAAGTAACAATACAACCTTCTAGCTCAGGAAGTGATACGTGTGGCAAGAAAGCCAAACATGGACCACGGCCTTGAACACTGTCTAGCAGAGTCTGATACTTTAAATTAGCAGTAAAAATGTGTTTTTGCTCTGGACGGAAATTAGCATAGTCTGCACGATCTTTTTGAAGTGAAACTTCTTCCGGTCGCCAAAAGTATCCAAGCATTGTTTGATTTAATTTATCAAACACAGGAAATTTGAATACATCATATCTCTGTGTGTTTTGATCTGCTCCGAAGAACATATTTTGTTTTGTAAAATCAATTTTATCTTTATTGAATACTGTTTTAGCCATTCTAATTTCCTTATTTTTCTATACTATACAATAATATTACGAGCTTGTCAAGTATTAAATTGCACAGGCTTCGCACATTTCGTCATCATTCAGATCAGTTGGAACGCCTGCATTACTGTTAAAGGAAATTGCTTGTGGCTTTTCTTCTTCCAATTCGCTCGGATCTTCTTTGTAATCGTAAGTGTTTTGATAGTATGAAGTTTTCCAACCTAGTTTATAAGTTGTAAGTAAATCTTTTAACATAACACTCATTGGCACTTCGTTATCAGGGAAGTGTGTTGGATTGTATGACCAGTTGCCGCTGATAGCTTGATCAAAGAACTTTTGCATTACCGCGACAGTGTTGATGTAACCTTCGTTGCTAGGCATGTCCCACAGCAAGGTGTAGTACGACTTAAGACTTTGATATTGTGGAACAATCTGCTTAAGAGGCCCTTTTTTGCTTTTCTTAACGGACAAGTAACCTCTAGGTGGTTCAATTCCGTTTGTTGCGTTCGACACAACGGAACTGCTCTCTGAAGGCATCTGTGCGGACAATGTTGAGTGCCGTAAGCCGTATTCGGTAATGTCTTTCCTAAGACTATCCCAATCATAGTTTAGTTTGTTCTCCACAATAGTATCAACATCCTTCTTGTAAGTATCAATAGGAAGAATGCCATCACTGTATTTAGTGCGGTCAAAATATTCGCAAGCACCACGCTCTTTAGCAAGTGTATTTGATGCTTTAAGCAAGTAATATTGGAACGCTTCTGTTAAATCATGTACCAGTTTCCATGCTTGCTTATCTTCATACTTTACATGTTGTTTAGCCAAAAAGTGTGCTAGTCCGATATAGCCAATGCCCAATGAACGTCTTGCCTTTGTGCTAATCTCAGCTGCCTTAATTGGATAACGCTGATAGTCAATAATTTCTTCTAATGCTCTAACTGCTAGATCGCAGATTTCTTCTAGGTCGTCTAGTTCTTTGATAACGCCAACATTTATAGCTGAAAGAATACACAGTGCAATCTCTCCATTCTCGTCATCAATATGTTCAAGTGGCTTAGTAGGTAGTGTAATCTCTTGACACAAGTTACTCATATAAACTGTGTCTTTGAACGAGCTGTGTGTGTTACAATGATCGACATTCATAATATAGATACGTCCTGTTTCAGCACGTTCTTTGATTAAGTCGCTAAACAATTCCATTGCAGGAATTTTCTTTTTGCGAATACTTGTAGCACGTTCATACTTTTCGTACAGCTCTTGAAACACTGCTGGATCTCCATAGTATGCTTCGTACAAACCTGGAACATCATGTGGGCTGAACAAAGTAATGTCACCGCCACTTAGAAGACGCTCATACATTGTTTTGTTAATTTGTATCGAGTAGTCTAGTTTTCGAACACGATTGTCTTCAGTGCCCTTGTTGTTTTTCAACACAAGGATGTCTTCAATTTCTAAATGCCATAACGGAAAGTGTGTGGTGGCAGAGCCGCCGCGAACACCGTTTTGAGTGCAACATCTAACAGTTGCCTCAAACTTCTTCAAGAAGGGAATTATGCCGGTGTGTGCGACTTCTCCGCCTCTGATTTTTGAATTGACTGCTCTGATACGTCCGGCGTTGATGCCGATGCCTGCTCTTTGCGCCGTATAGCGGCCAATGGACATGTCGCTGGCAAAGATGCTATCAAGTGTGTCGTTGCTATCAACAAGAACGCAGGAGGCAAACTGCCTAACAGGAGTGCGCACTCCAGCCATGACTGGGGTTGGTATGTTGAGTCTAAAAAGCGAGGTCGCATCGTAGTATCTCCTTACATAATGCATACGTGTTTCTTTAGGATAGTTAGCAAACAGTGTTGCCGCAATCATCATGTACATGAACTGAGGAGTTTCAAATAATTGTCCGTTGCTACGATCTTGACAAAGATACTTATCTACTACTTGTCTTAGACCTGCATAGGTAAAGTTTTCATCACGTTTGTGGTTTATGTAACTGTCTAGTTTTTCAATTTCGTCACTAGAATATTTT